TCACCAGGGGAAGTTGTCCGGCATTTTGTGCGCGGCGGCCGGGGCCTCGTGCTTCGCGGCGGCCTGGCGCACGGCCAACAGCCGGCGCTGCATGATGCCGAGGAGGACGCGGGCCTGCTTGTCGTCGAGCTGGTCCCAGCGCTGCTGGCCCTTGATCACCTTGCCGACGAGGCCGTCGACGTAGGCCACGCGGCGAGCGAGCAGATCGTCCTCGTCGTAGGCGTATTTATTGCCGACGCGCAGCTCGATGAGGATGTCGAGGATGCGGATCCAGCACTCCTGCCGGCGCAGCTCGGGCTGGTCGATCTGGCGGAGCTGGGCGGTGAGGTCGGCTGGGCGCGTGATGGCGTAGAACGCGGCCAGGACCCGGTCGAGGTCGGCGTTCGTGAAGCTTTTCGAGGACTTGTCGGTGCCGAGGGCCTTCTTGTGCAGCTCGTGCCGCTTGTTCTCCGCCTGCTTCGGGTCGATGCCCTTGGCGATGTAGTGGGCGCGGACCTTGCCCCACTCGCGGAAATAGAGAGCTGTCTGGGCGGGGCTCATAGGTCATCCCCCACGGCCGAGCGTCGGCAGATCATCAGATCCTCGTGCGCGTAGTTTTCGCCCACCAGGATCTTCTCGCCCTCCTCTTTCTCGATCACGGCCAGGTGCCAGGAGTGGAACCAAACCAGCGCCTCCTCCGACGTCTCCGCATGCGGGTTGACCGTGTGCAGCTGCCCGGTCCTGCCGGCCAATTTTCCGGCGGCCTGGATACGAGCGAGGGAGGCAGGGACGGTGATCATTTGGCCAAAACCTCGAAGGCGTAGTGATGGGTGATGTGCCAGCCGGTGCAGCGCTTGATCTCTTCCTTGCAGACACGGGCGATTTCCTCGCGCCACTCGGCCATCGGCAACCAGCCGATAAGGACGACCGCCGAGCAGAAAACTCGGCCCTCGCTGTAGGCGATCCAGTGCGTGTAGCCGTAGGCGGCCATCGGCGGCACGCCAGGCTTGAGCCAAGGCCCCTCCCACTGGATTCGATTCAGGCCCTCGCAAGGCACCTGCGTCATGAGCTTGGTCGTGCGAGTGTAGCGGATGCCGGCCTTGACCAGCGCCGCCTCCATCATCGTCGGGTTCGTGTAGCCCTTCTGCTCGAAGTTAGGGATGAAGGTCCGCACGGTCGGCAGATCCAGCGCCAGCGCCGCTGCGAGCGATAGCGGCCCGCAATTGGCGCCCCAGGCATCGTTGGCCGCGTTCGCATCCGCCGCGTTGAACATCAGCTTCAGCTTCATGCCGCTCTCCGATGGTTGTAATACCGCACGATATTACGCCCGATCCACCGGCCCATGTCGACCGGCACGCCGTTGCCGATCTGCGTGTAGATCTCCGAGCTGCAGCCGCAGAACTCGAACCAATCGGGCACGCCCTGCAGGCGGCCGTATTCGCGCACGCTGTAGGGCCGCACGCCCTGCTTGAACCGCTGGTCGGCCACGAGCCGCGTGCTGCGATCCTTGCCGTAATGCGCGACACAGGTCGGGGCGATGTCGCCGCGGGCCGGGTCGCTGATGATGGGCAGGTCGCGATAGCCACCGCGCATCCGTTTGTAGACGTAGGGCGGGATCGACACCTGCGGGTCCTTCTCCAGCAGCGAGGCCAGCGTCGGCCGGTGCGCCGCCCGGCGCGGCGCCGCCCATGCAAACGGCCGCCGGCTGGCAAAGATGATCACGCGCTCGCGCCGCTGCGGCAGCCAGTTCTCCGCCTGCACGGAGTCGAAGATCGTCACATGGTAGCCCGGCAGCTTCGTGAGCAGCTCCATCACCACGGGAAACTTGAGCATGCCGGGGACGTTCTCCGCCACGAATACTTCGGGCGGATCGATCACCGTGTGCCTGAAGGCGTGGAGGTAGAGATCGTCCCCTGTGCGGCAGCCATGCACCGCCGCGATCTCGGCGTAGCGGTCGCACGGCCAGGTGAAGAGATAGAAGTCGGCTTCCGGCCCGCCATCGAGCACCAGCTTCTGCCGGATATCGCCCTCATTGACTTTGTGGCTAAAATTCCGGCGCAACGTGGCGCAGCAGGTGGCGTCGATCTCGTTGCTCTCGACGATCTCACAGCCCCCCTCCTCCAGCCCGATCAGGGCCAGCCCGGCGCCGCAGAAAAAGCCTTTGCCGCGAGGAATCATTTCGGGAACTCCCGGACGCGCAGTTCCTCGGGGAAATCGGCCATGTCGCCGCCTTTCTTGTCGGTGAGGCCCACGCGGGCGGCCGCGAAGGCGGGGTCGTTCTCGACCTCGGTGAAGGTCACGTGCTCGGGCCAGTCGAGCGCGTTGGCGTTGGAGGTCCGCACGTGCGCGCCCAGCTGCTTCATGAAGAACGGCACGCCGGCGCGCCGACACTGCAGGAAAATATCCCACGCCCACTCGACGAAGAATGGCCTCGCGCCGGGACCACTCTCGCCACCACAGATGACCCAGTCTGGCAGCAACAGCTGAGAATCAAGTGTCTTACTTATGCGAGGCCGGTGCGCGGAGATGTCCACCGGGCCGAGCAACGGCTCGCAGGATAGGAAGCGGATCTTCGCGGGGATCTGGAGCAGCAGCGGGATGCGCTCGTCGGCGCGAGCCTGGTCCTCGACGGTCGTGCCGATCCAGACGTTATCCGGAATGCCGGTGCCATCTGTCGCCGTCCAATCGTTGAGCCAAATGCCGAGCGTGGTCTGCGCGTCACCCTCCCATGCGTCGGCACACCCATAGTCGATTCCCTCGACATGAGCTAATGCCCGTAGGATGCGCTCGCGCCAGTTCTCCGGTCGCTTGGTGAGCAGCAGCCAGTCGAGGTTCGGCGTCTCATGGATCAGCTGGAGCAGATCGGCCAACCATTCAATCGGCACCTCGTCGTCGAGCCAGTCGGCGAGGCTCGCGCAGAAGACGCGGGGGCGCGGCCGAGCGACGCGGCCGACAACTCGTGCATCAGCCTCCTCTATCTGCTGCAGCTTATCCCACCGTCGCGGATCGTTCCAGTAGTGGGGGCTGGTGCGGCGGCGCGGGGCGCCCTTGCCCCAGTTCACGCCATCGGCAAACCGGCGATTCATCGCCCAGGCGTAGCAGTTGAAACAGCCCGGCGATTTGATGGTGCAGCCGATCCAGGGATTGAAGGTGTGGTCGCACCATTGGATGTGGGAGTTTTTCATGGGGTCAGGGGATCAGGAAAATGGGCCGATTCGCACGATGGTCGGTGCTCGGCAAACACACTCGTGAGACCGCGGCCGCCAAAGGCAGAAGCGGACGCTCATCAGTCGTGCAAACGCTGGGAATGCGCGGCGCCATGGCAGCGCCGAGCAAATACAGATTCTCCACCCGCAGCGCGTAGTCGTAGCTCTCCAGCGGGACCTTGCCGGTGAGCACGGCCGTGAGGCCGGCGTTGTAGGCCAGGGCGATCGTGTGGGCGTTGTCGGGCCAGCCGGCCGCCTTCAGCTGGCGGGCCAGCCAGGCGATATGCTTGAGCGCACAGGCACGGCCGGGGCCTTCCTGCCGGGCGGCTGCAAAGGGTGTGCCGGGCATGTGCATCGACCACACCCCGCGGGTGATCTGGTAGGGGCCGCGCTCGCCGTGCCGGCCGTCGAGGCCGTGCCAGTTCTCGACCGGGCGAATCGCGTCTGCAAGCCGGGCGGGGTCCAAGGCAGCCGAGGCGGTGGTCACAGAGACCACGGAGAGGCCGACACAGAGGGCACAGAGCAAGCGCGTCATGACTTCGTCTCCATTGTGGAGCCGGGGTAGCCGGCGTGCTTGAGCACGCGCTCGGCGCCGCGCAGCAGCGGGGCGCACTCGCGGCACACGTAGGCGTCGAGATCCCGGTCGGGCACGGCGTCGTGCGGGCGCTCGCGGCAGCACGCGCAGGGCGTGGTCGACGGGGCGATGTGCTGCTGCGATGTGGTTGGCTCGGGCATGGCTCAGGTCTCCACCAGATTTCCCCAGCCTTCTGAGGGTTTGGTATCGCTGTCGCCGTTCTTCCAGTTGATGGCGTCGAGCGCGGCCTGCTGCTGATCATCGGTTAGCTCGCTGTTGAACTCGTCCGACGTCTCATCAACATTTCCTAGGAGCGCATCGATCGCGATCTGGATAGAAGCCGCTGTCTTCCTCGCAAATTGTCCGACCGGATTAAGCTCCCGGAGTGCGTCGAGTTCCGCGACAACTTCTTGCTCGGTAGGCTTGCGCACGCGGTTCAAGACGCACCTCCTTTGACCTGCTTGGCGCCGGCGACCTTCGGCTCGATGTAGAAGCTCTCGACCTGCGCGACACGCACACCGAGGTTCTTCAGCACTTCACCGATCCGGCCGGGCCTTTTCTGGTAGGCCGCCAGCATGAGGTCCTTGGCCGGCTCCTTTTTAACGCGGAGCCACTTGCGGAAGTGGTATTTCTCCAGCTCGGCCGTGACCTGGTCCCAGGTCCATTTCGGGAGCGTCTTGAGCTGAGGCATGCCGGTGCGGTAGCCGAAGACCGCCAGCGGCGTCTCGGCGCTCTTCGCCTTGGTTTCATCGGGCAACAGCTCGGCGCGATGCGCATCGGCGTATTTCTCGGCGCGGCCTGCGTAGTGTCCGATCTCGTCGGACACTTCTTTGATAGCGCGCTGGTTAGTTTCTTGCGCCTGTTGAATCTCGGCGTCGCGTTCGGCGGTGAGAGCGCGGAGTTCGACCGTGAGACGGGCGACTTCCGCGATGGCGAAGTCGAAATCCTCGCGGACCATCTGAGGAGCTTTGATGCGGGTGGGCTTTTTCATTTTGGATTATGGATTCTCGATTGAGGGGGTCAGTGCTGCGGGCGGTGGGCTCGTTTGGCCGGGCGATGGATGAAGCGGTCGATCAGCGCGGAGATGAGTGCGGTCAGGCACATCACGACCACGAAGAACGCGGCGATGGCGCCGAGGATCAGGAAGCCGCGCATCAGCGCGAGGTGCAGGGCGTCGTAGGCGCTCATTTGCGCTTCTCCTCGTTGCCCAACAGGTGCTGAGCGATAGCGATTAGAATGTAGAAAATGCCGACGCGAACGACCTGCACCAATGGCATAGTGTCATTGGTAACCAGCAAAAACAGGCCGCCGAGAACTACGATGGAAGTGTAGAATATCATGCGGCTCATGACCGGCCACCTTTCTTGCGGCGGTTGATCTCGTTGAACTGGCTCTCGAGGTCGGTCTTGAGCCAGGGCTTGATCGTGGCCTTGCCGCCTTCGAGCTTCAGGGTGAGCGGTTTGGCGGCAGGGCGGACGTTTGAGAGCTTGGCGGCGGGAGCGACGAAGCCGATGAGCTTGGTCGTCTGTCCGCCGTTGGGCGTGGCCGTTACCTCAAAGATCGGCGGCTGCGACAGGATGCGGGTGCGGACGAAGCGTAGCACCTCGGCAAAGCCCGCCTGCTTGAGCATCTCGGAGAGATAGGAATTCTCCATTGAGGGAATCCCGCGCTCTTCCTTGGCGATGTCGGCATAGATCGAAGCCATGCGCCGGCACTCCTCCTCGATCTGCAGAAAGAACGAATCGAGCTGCAGCGCCGAAAGAGATTCCGGGACCCAGGAGTCCGGGCGAGTCAGGCCCAGCTCGTGCGCACGCTGGATCTGCTGCGTGCTCGGGGTGAAGTGGCAGGCGCGACGGTGTTTTGATTTCTTGCTCATGGCTCAGGCCTCCGTGTTGGATTTGCGGCGCTCGGGATTCTCGTCGCGTTTCATCCAGGCGTTCGCGCGGAGCACGTGTTCCCAGGTCATCCGCTCTTTGGCGGCGCGCACCTGGCCCATGCTGAGCGTCTTCAGCCACTGGCCGAGGCCCATGGTGGAGACGATGGTCTTCTCCAGCGTGCGCGCGTCGCCCGTGGCCGCCGGCAGGTCGTAGTAGCGGCTGAACACGTTGAGATCCGCCCGGCTCGGCAGGTCGGGGAACTGCACCTTGCGCAGCACGCGGCGGTTCCACTGGTTGAGGTATTTCTCGTGCTCCTTGGCCTGCATCTGGTCCCGCGTCGTGTTGGTGCCGCAAAAAAAGAGGCCGAACTGGCAGCGGTCGTAGAGCCAGCGCAGGCGCTCCAGCAGGCGGAAATTGCCCCCGCCATACTCATGCAGGCCGCCGGCGCGGGCACCCTCGTCGATGATCAAAAGCATATCCCGCACGGCGAGATGGCTCGCAAGCTTCAGCCACAACTCGCCCACGCGCGAGCGTGAGCTGAGGCTGAGGCGGCTGCACACCAGCGGCAGGAATTCGCTCTCGGTCGCGCCCGGCGCGATCTCGAGGAGTAGCGTAGTGCCCTCCTTGTCCTCGCGCTCGATGTGCCGGAGGTTCTCGGTCTTGCCCACCTGGCTCTCGCCGAAACCGCAGATGATAGCCTGATATTTGCGGGCCGCGTCGCAGTTCTCCTTGATCTCAGTGCCGAGCGCAGTCGGCTGCCATGGCATCTTCACGGAGCGGCGTTTGCCCTCCAGCTCCTGACGGTAGGCTTCGATCTTGGCCACCACCTCGCTGCGCCGGCCCTCATACTGGCCGCGGAACAGGCGCGACATGGTAGTGCCGTCGTAGCCGATGAGTTCGCCGCTCTCACTGAGCGAAAAACCCTCGTCCCAGTAATGGGCGTGGAACCAGCGGATGGCGTCGCGCTCGTCGGCCTGCAGCGGCTCGGTGCAGGCGGTGACGAGGCTGGCCGGGATGCGGCCGTTAAGCACGCGGCGCGTGTCGTCGAGGATGGGTTCGATGCTGTCGGTGGGTGATGTCATGTTTTTATCGGGGGGTGGTTGCACCGTTGCCGGCTGCTGCCGGCCCGGTGTTTGTCCGCAGTTCTCGCGAGGTGCCCCGCGAAACAGCGGCAAAGGGTTGGGATCAGATGTATTTGGAGTTGTCCTCCTCCTGGGCGTATTTCTCGACGAGGCGGGCGGCGGCGGCCTTGTCGCTCTCGGTGGCGCGCTCGACGGCGGCCTGTGCATTGTGCTGCACCGTGGCCTGGGCGATGGCGGCGGCGGTGTCCTTCGCCTGGGCGAAGCGATCGGCCGGCGCGGCAAAGGCGTCGCGGGCCAGGGTGTCGGTCAAAGTTTTCCTCGGCGCTGGTTGGGCGGCAGAGGCCGCGTTATCCCCATTAGGTGAGCCGGCCGGGGCCGGTCCGTTGATTGCGCGAGACGCGCCGGGGCGCGCCGAGGAAGGGATGGGAGCGAGCCCGAGGCGGGCGCGCTCGGCGTCGTTGTGCGCGGCATCGGCGAGGCTCTTCGCGCGGTCGTCCGCGAGCAGCTCGGTCACCGGGTTCGCCACCTGGCCGTAGAAGAAGCGGCGCATCACCTCCTGCGCGGCGCCGATGGCGGCCGGGTCGGTGATGTCGGTCTTGTCGTTCTGGCGCACGAGCACGCCGAGGGGCCGGCCCTGCAGGTCGGTCACGTAGAGGTGCGTGGGCTGTTGCTCGTCGAAATAGCCGATGACCTTGCTGCCCTCGCTGAGGTCCTTCAGGTGGCCTTCCAGGTCGAGGTAGGTGTAGCCCGTGCCGGCGTGCTCGAAGGTGAGCTTGCCGTTGCGGTATTTCATCTTGGTCTTCGGCGTGAAGGCCAGCAGCGCGATGACGAAGGGCTCCACGGTCACGAACGGCTTCACCTGGCCCATCAGGCAGGCCCAGCGCTCGCGCGGGCTCTGCTGGCGGTCGACTATGTCGAGCGTGCTGGTATCGTCGCCCGCGGTGATCCGCAGCGTGCTGATCGGCTGGTATTCCTGGCCGGGGCCGGTGCGCCACACCTTGATCGTCTCGAAACCCTGCATGCGGTGCGGGCAGAACTCGCCGCGCTGATCCATCATGCCAAAAATCCGCGCGTAGGCCTCGGTGGCCTGCTCCACGCTGAGCACGGGCAGCTCCATCTTGGCGGCCTGCTCGGGCGTCATGCCGTCGAGCGCGGCGAGCGTGTAGACGGTGCGGCCCACGAGGTCGCCGGGGGCGTTCACCTGTTCCAGGCTGCCGGTCTGGCCCGGCAGGTTGCCGGCGCGGTCGTGCATCGAGCGGATGGCGCTCTCGACCCAGCCCTTCTGCCAGGGCGTGCCGCCGCGCTCGGTGAAGCCGTTGGCGGCGGTGCGGTGCTCCAGCATGGCGGTGCGGCACACGCGCACCTGGCCGTGAAAATAGATTTCAAGGGCGGTCTCGAGCCCGTCGGTCACGGCGGCGGCCGCGTTCTCGACCAGGAGCGTCATCATGTAATCAGCCGGCACGCCGATGCGCATAAAGATGCCCTTGAGCACGAGCTGCAGGTCGGCGCGGCTGATGGCGATCGAGCGGGTCTTTTCGTCGGCCGCGATCTCGGCGTCGGTGAGCGGGCGGGCGGCGTCGAGCGCGGCCCGGTTCATCCGCTTGGGCAGCGTGAGGCGCGGCAGCAGGCCGAAGCCGATGATGCAGCGCGTGGCCACGTCGATCGCGATCAGGCCCACGCATGGCACGCACTCCCACTTCTTGAGCACGGGGTTGTAGGCGTAGACGCGGATGTCGGTCTTGAAATCGTCGAACACCACCAGCTCCAGCGGCCGTAGCTTGCTGGTGTCACGGATCAGGTGCGGCAGATCCCGCTGGGCGGCGAAGAAGCCGCCCGTGGCGTAGGCGTGCTGCAGGCGGCTCGGCATCTGGTTGCGCAGGTTGGTGTCGCTCCAGCCCTCGGGGTAGTCGCCGCAGAAGTGCTTCGGGATCTCGCGGTCGGGGTAGCGGTCGGCAAACCACTGGCGCCAGGTGCCGTAGCCCGGCACGATCTCGCCGGCGCGCCAGGCGGCGCGCACGCGCTCGATGGCCTGTTTGCGGCTGCGGTGCTCGCGCAGGACCATGGCGCACAGGCGGCGCGTGAAATCGGCCGGCAGGCTGCTGTCGTGGCGGTAATTCCGGCGGAGCAGGCGCCAGTCCTCGGTCTGCACCCAGGCGTAGTAGAGGGTCTTGAGGTTGTGCTTGCTCCAGCCCTTGCGGCCGCGGTTGATCAGGGCGAGGGCCTCGCAGGCGCGCACGACGCCGCGGTCGTCGCTCTTGATGAGCTGCATGGCCAGGAGCAGCTCCTTGATGCGCTGCTTCTCGTCGGTGCCCGTGTTGATCCACTCCTCGTGGTGCTGGAACGGGATAAACTCGCCCTCCTGCGCAGTCAGCCCCGAGCCTGACTGTTCAGTTGCTGCAAGCCCTGAGCCTGTCGAAGGGCAGTTGAGCTGCGAGAGCGGGACCGATACCTGGGCGTTCGAGTCGTGCATGGCGGGAAATTAGTTGCGGCCGTGGCGGCGGAGAATGAACTGCGCCTTGCTGGGCAGATGGCGGAGCAGGTTGCAGTAGGACCAGCCACTGGGGAGCGAAGCGTTTGGGCTGTGCCTGGGGTAACCAGGTATCGCGACGCCGGCATACCAGCGGCGGACTAGCTCGCGATGCGTGGCGCGTGTGCTCCGGCGCTGAAAACTCTCGACCAGGCTTTGCCAGAATGTGATGAACTCGGCGGGTAGTTGGTGCGTGCTCATGGGGAAATTACTTTTTGCGGCCGTGCGTCTTCAGGTGGATCGCCGCGACCTGGTCGGCGGCGTGCTCGAAGATCGCCTTGAGGGCGTCGTGCTGTTTCTTGTCGAAGCTCATCCAGGTGCCCTTGTCGGTGGCGCCCTTGCGGGCCAGCTGCAGGGCCTCCTCGATCTCGTTGAAACGGTCCTGCACGGTCTGCTCCTTCTCGGCCGCGGTGGGGGCCGGGGCCGACTCCGCGGCGAGCAGCTTCCGCTTCTTCTTCGTCGCGCCATTGCGCAGGCCGAGGTCGATGAGCAGCTCGTCGAGCGAGCGGCCGTCGATAAACTTCTCCATCTTGCTGACGAACGTCCGCTCATTCGCATCCGTAGTCTCCAGGCTCAGCTCGTTGCCGCTGGTCGCGATGGCCACCGCCTCGGGCGTCGCCATCTTCGCCTCCACCAGGAACTCCGTGGCAGCGCGCATCCATTGCGAGCAATAGGTCTGCGCGGTCTTCGGCGTGCAAAATTTGACGTTCTTCAAAATTTGTTCGTAGAGGGGCATCCACTCCCCGTGCGCGCAGTCGGCCTTGATGCGGTGCAGCGTCAGGCCGGTGAGGATCGCGCGATACGGCGCCTCGGCGCGGTGGTTGACCAGCGTGGTCAACTGCGCCTTGGCGACATCGACCAGGCGCGCGCGCTGGCTGGTGGAGAGTTTCGACGTCGAGAAGACGGCGAGGACTGCGGATTTTTCTTCGGGGTTGGCCATGGTCATGAAAGGGTCCCCGGCTGCGCGTCGATGGTGACCAAGGAACCTGCCAGGCCCTCAGCGTTTGCAGTTGCCGGCACAGCCGGGGAAATTAGTTCGGCCTGCTGCTCGCGGAACATCGCGAGCTGCTGCCCGGCGAGCACGCACCGGGCGTGGAAGTTGCCCTGCTCGACGAGCTGCTCGGGCGTGAGGTCCGCGCGCATCTGCTCGTAGAGGCGCAGCTTCTCCTCGGTGTTGCGGATCAGTCCGCGGAGTTGGAGGGCGGTCCTCATGACTTTACCTCCAAAAACAGCCCCAGCGCGTTGTGCACGCGGCGCTGCTGCTCGCGGCTGCATTGGTGGAGGGAGGAGCACAGGCTATCGACCAGGCTGTCGTTGTCTTTGTAGTCGGCCGTGCGCAGCGCGTAGGCCAGGAGGGAGACGCGCAGCACGCGCTTATGCACCCGCTCGCCGCGGCCGGCGTTGTGGCTGTGGCCCGTCAGCTGGCCGCGGTCGTAGAGTTTTTCCACCGTGCTCTCGGAGAGCCCCAGCACCTCACCCGCCCCGCGCAGGGAGAACCACTCCCGCGCCGGGATCTTGAACGGCAGCTCCAGCGTCGCCTTCTCGGCGGCGCGGCGGACCGGGGCTGAGAGCACGGCGGTCATTTGCGATTGAGCCTCCGGTCGGTGCGTGCAGGCTGGCCGCATGAGAGATGCGACATGGGGCGACGTGCAGGAGCTGCTCCGCCGACTGCGCGAATTGTATTCTGCCGAGTGGCGCGTGGCTCCACCGCCGCGCGATAGCCGAATTTCGCTAGCAGACGACGCAGCCTGCGACGCATGGTGCGAAGCGTTGCTGCGCGCTCCCGCCGACGAATTGGATTCTCCCGCGGCTTTGCGGCCCTGGCTGTTGGCCCGCCTGATTTTTGCCGAGGAGATTGCCCGGATTTGCGCTGGTCCTCCACCTTCAGCTCCTGTCGGAGGGCTCGGCCCGCGGCTGCGATGGATTTTGATAACCGAATGGAAGAGGATCGGTCTGAGAATGTGGCCGACCCTTCGGTGCCCTGGCTTGCCCGGTCGGAACTGATCTTGGCGGCGCTCATCAGAATTTGTCTCCAAGGGTTTCTTCGCTTTGCGGCATCGGTAACCACGCCCCCAGGCTGCGGCGCGTGGCATACCAGGCCTGCCGCCGGGCCTGCCTCGCCTGCTCGTTGAGCGCTTCCTGCTGCTGGAAATCCAGCGCGGCCCGGTCCTCGGGGGTCAGCGCTCCGAGCGAGTTCAACTCGGCCGGCGCGACGTGCGCACAGTGCAGATCGTAGGAGTTCATTTCGCGGCCTCCAAAATGGACTTGAGCACCAGCTGGTGCCGGCGCTGCTCGCGCTGATGATAGAGGACGTCGTTTGCCGCAGCGGCCTCGGTCGGCGTGCCGATCTCAACTAACGCAACGAGCGCCTGTTCCTGCTCGTGTTCGGTGAGCTGGCCCAAAAGGCGGTTCGCAATCCGCACCGCCGCGCAGACCGATGGTGATACCTCAGACACCGAGAGCCTCCTTCACCTTACGAACTACGCGCGGATATTTCCCGTGGTTCACCGCTTTGCTCACGACGCTGATGTCGTGGCCGACCGTCGCGGCGAGCGCCGTGAATGTCATTTCGGCACGCTCCATGCCTACGCGTAGGGTCTTTCTCTGATGAGAAGATTTGGCTTGTGCGGGGCGGGTCATAAGTCTTGAAACAAGTTCAAATACTTGAACCCACTTCAAGACAAGCACAAAACTTAATCTAGCTTCAATTTTCTTGAATCCACTCGAACGCGTCCAGCGGAGGCTTGGCCTCAAAGGCTACCAGATGGCAGAGGAGCTGCGCATTACTCCTGAGTGGTATAGCAAACTGATCCGGGGCAAAGAAGCGCTGAGCGAAGACATACAGCTGCGCCTAAGCGATCTGGAGAGGCGCAAGAAAACTGAACTAGGCACAATTTATCCCGCTGGCGGCACAGACAGAGCCAGCCATGTTGGCGAGGACGGGCCACCAATGGTCGCCTCGCGCTTATCCCCCGCGCCGGGCGCGCCTTCGACGCGTGCGGATTGCGAGGTTCTCTTTGCCGATCTGCTCGACGCCGCCGCGCGCACCGGCAATCCCAACGCTTACCCGTTCGTCTACGATTGGCTATTCAACAATTTTCCTCCGCATTTGAGGGAACCAAAACCAGAATAACCTCAACCGCGCTCGGGCCAGAGTGCTTTATCTCCAATGAAGCAACATGCTCTTACTCTCATTCTTTGCATCGCAGTCGTTGCCAGCGGCGCTGGCAATATCTGGCAGTGGCAGCGCGCAAGATTAACGGCCGACAAATTCGATGCCCTGGCAAAAACATATGAGGATGCACTACAGACGCATTCCAAGAGTGCCGAGTTCACAGCCACTGCGATGGCGCGGCTTCAGACGATGGATGAGCAGAGGGACAAGCTTTCCGATAAGGTCGTCGCTGGATATGAAAGAGCGAAGGAGCTTATTGCCGCGAAGGATGAATATATCGCCGCCCTTGAAGGGCAGAGTGCCAGCCTGCAGGCGGAAATTCAGGAGCTGAAAAAGCCGCGCATCAGCGTCGTGCGCCAATCTGCTGCGCCAACCGTGCGCCGGGCTTCTTCTCCGGCCGTGCGAACGGCCGCCGCTCCGGATTTGTCCAGTGTGTTGGCCGTCGTGCGCCGCCACGCCGATCGGCATTTCTCCGATGGCCGCAAGAACGGCTCAGGGCAGACGCTGGTCTTTGCCCTCGATGTCGATCTCGACTCACCTCGCGAAGTGCCAGGCTGGACCGGGCGCTACGAAGTCGCCGGCCAAGTGAGCTACAATTATTACGACTCGATCTGGGGCGGCAGCTTCTCCAGTGAGCGCCGCCGGTTCACCGCACAGGTCGAGGGCGGGCGCGTGGTAGATTTTAGTGTCGGATTCTGAGGGGTGGCGTCCGCGCATCAGGCATTCCCCGATGCCACGCTCAGGCGACGCGTGATGCTCAAAGCGGGGTCGGCCCGATAGCCAGAGCCACACCGTTGCCGCGTGCTCGCGGCCCGGTGTATGTCCTCAGTTCTCGCGCTGCGCACGAAACAGAGGCATAAAATAATCGGCACGCAGCCCGTGCAGCCCTAGCAGTCCACCCCGGTTTTCGGGTTTTCGTTTAAGGTGGGGGCGTGTCAGCCGCTTCCCATCTCTCGACAACCGAGACCCAAGCAGAAAATCCCGCCGCCGTCAAAGCGTCTGCCAGGATTTCGCCAGCTATGAACGGCGAGAATCCGGGACAGATACCGGGCGGCCAGCAGGCCGCAACGGTGTGCGTGCCGACGTGTTTGGTCGAGGTCGCCAGCGTCTCCGTGATCAAGGGCGGCGACTACCTGCTCCTCCTCCGCACCGATGCCGGCTCCGGCCGCTTCATCGTGCGCGCCGCGCTCGGCCGCGAGATTTTCCGCATCACGAATCCGGTGTGCAAAAACGCTCCGGCAATTAAACAGTCACCGGCCGCAGTCGGCCACGGAGTGCGCGGTGGACGCCGCACCCGGCTCGATCCCGCCAAGGCTGCGCTCTATGCGCGCATCGTCGCCGAGGATGCGGCCGGCACCAAGTCGCTCAAGCAGGCCTGCGCCGAGATCGGCATCCGCCCCAACACGATTCACCAGTGGACCTACAAGCAGCGTGCTATCGCCCTTGCCGCGAAAGCACAGAAGGCCGCCACATGAGCGACGTCGTTCCGTCTTCCACCTTGAGCACGCTGCCACCGTCCACCGGCGACCGTCCACGGGTATTCGTCTGCCTGCATCGCTCGCCCGGCTTGATCGGCTCGCTCATCCGCTGGCAGCAGCGCGGCAACTACTCGCACGCCTCCCTCTTTTTCCCCGGCCGCGGCTACATCGAGAGCCGCGAGTTCAAGGGCGTGCGCGCCCTGTCCATGATGCCCAAGCGGGCGAGCGAGCGCGTCGATGTGTTCTCCGTCGCCGGCCTCACGCCCGAGCAGGAGGAGCAGGTCTTCGCCTTCGCCCAGCGCCAGCTCGGCAAGCGCTACGACTGGCCCATGGTCTTCGGTTTCGTGTCGCGCTCCTCCGTCGAGGGCCACGAGAGCGGCGGCAAGTGGTTCTGCTCCGAGCTGGTCTTCGCCGCCATCGCCGCCGCCGGCATCAAGCTCCTCCGCGTCACCAATGCCTGGGAAGTCTCCCCCGGCCTGCTCGTCCGCAGCCCATTTTTAATCCCGTAACGGTATGAAAAATAAAACCCGCCCTGCCTCCCTCCGTGGCCTCTGTGTCGGCCTCTGCGCCCTCTGTGTCGTGTTCGCCACCACCGGCTGCACCAGCCTCGTCACCCAGCTGGAGAAGTTCGACCAGCTCGGGATCAAGGAGGCCCACATCCCCGGCCGTGTCACCAACACCGACTACACCCGCGAGGTGAACGACGGGGTGATCACCACCACGCTGGAGCACAGCAATCCCTGGCTCATCAAGCCCGCGAAGATCGTCCGCGAGCGGAAACAATAACCGCCCGCACCCACGCTGCCATGCTCACGCTCATCGCTCAATCCGCCCCCGAGACTATCAAGCCTTGGCTGGAAAACTTCTTCTGGCTGGCTGGTGGCATCGCCGCTGTGCTCGGTTGCTTTGTCGCGGTGCAGAGCCTACGCGAGCCGCCGGCCGAATCGCCGCCGCAGCCCTTCGAGGTCAAGCCGCATACGGCCTACGCCACCAAGGAGGACCTGAAGCTGGCGCACGGCCGCATCGCGCGCGAGCGTGGGGAAGTGGATGCTGCAATCGCGGAGTTGCGCGCGGATCTGCGCGCCAGCACCGACAAGCTCGCCAACTCTGTCAATGCCCTGCGCCTGGAGATCAAGGCGGACAACCAGGGCGTGCACACCCGCATCAACGAGGTCCTCGCCGCCGTGAGCAAACTGCAGGGGATGGTCCAAAAATGAACGCCCCCGAACGCACCTTCCTCCTCAAGCGCGCCCTCATCCAGTCGCTGGCCGACTGCGGCAGCTATCCCGTGCGGGAGGAGAGTCTCCGCGACCAGGCCACGCTCAAGGTGGACTTCCTTCAGCCCACCACGGCCGAGTTGGATGCCGCCCTGCGCACGATCGACACCGAGCGGCTGACGGTCGCGCTGCCCACGGAGCGCGGCCGCAAGCTCCAGCTCACCGACGCCGGCCGCCTCTGGCTCGCCGCCAACGCGACATGATCCCTGGCGCCCACACCTTCATCGGCATGCCCCGCGGCTTCATCGATACCTTGATGCTGCTGGCGTTTCTTTTCCTCGTGCCACCCGTGCACGCAGGAGCCTTGGCCACCCCGGCGCAAGTCGGGGTTGCAACCCTCCACGCTCCGAAACCCGACGCAACGAGGGCCAGAGAAGGCCAACACTTTTCCGCGTCCGTCATGTTCGCGGAATTTGGAGTAACCTCCGCCGGCGGCGTTAGGGGTAGCGCCGCCGGCAACTCCCTTGTTCCAACCAGTGAAGACCATGCGGCCCAGGGTGCATGCAAACGCGCAGCGATGGCCGTGAGCGCTGCGACCCGCCAGGAGCGCGCCCGCTCATGAGCAACGCCCAGGACAAAAAAGCCCGCGGGGATGCCGTGCTCAAGACCATGGGCGACGCGCTCCAGGAGGAGTTCTACCAGCAGCTGCGCCACACCACGCAGGCCAAGGCCCTGAAGTGGCTGGAGGAAACGCACGGCCTGAAGGTATCGGCCGGTGTCGCCACCAACTTCTGGCAATGGTATCCGCGCTCCTGCGTGTTGCGCCGCGCCGCCCGCACCTCGGATCAGCTGGAGGCCTCGCTCAACAAGATGCCCGAGCTGCGCGAGAAAGCGGATCTGGCCCGCAAGGTCGCGCAGGTGAATTTCGAGCTGATGGCCGCGGAGAATCGCGACCCGGCGATGTTCTCCATGCTGGGCAAGGCCTCGCTCGAAAAGGAAAAGCTCCAGCTCGAACGCGAGAAGTTCGAGCACTCGAAGAAAGAGGACTGGGAGCACGGCATCGACGCCCTGCTCGAAGAGGCAAAGGAAATTCCCGAGGCCCGCCGGCTCATCGAGCAGGCCGGCGCCCTCATCAAAAAGGCCCGCACCTGATGGCCGCTCCGCGCAAAGTCTCCGCGTTCGACAAGATGTCCGCCGGCCTGGCCGACGACGGCCGCGCCGTGCACGGGCCGGACGTGAAGTCGTTCAAGGAGTTCCTGGAGAAGCATGCCCGCGTGCCCATCGCGCGCGGCGAATACGGTCCCTACACCTTCACCGGTCGCGAGGCCCTGCTGGAGATCGTCGACGACATCGACCGCGTGCTCGGCTCGCACACCGGCAAGCCCGTGAAGGATGCCACGATCTCGATCGCGGGCGGCGCCCAGTTCGGCAAATCCGTCCTGGAACTGAATCTCGGCGCCTACTCGACCGGCATCGCCTGGCTGCGCTGGGGCTTCTACCTGCCCGACAAGGATCTCGTCGAGGGCATGATCGATACCAAGTTCCGCCCCGACATCCTCGACCAGCTGCCATGGTTCGCCGAGATGACGAAGGTCGGCCGCGCCGTGAACAAGTCGGGCAAGGCCGTGAACCGCAAGGGCGCGTTCACCGTGACCGACGGGCAGCGCAAGAGCCAGGGCATGATCATCGGCCTCAACAAGGTGCCGACCACCTTCACCTTCGACCTCACCACCCTCGACGAGGTCGACGACATCAAGCCCCGCCTGGAGAAGTTTGTCGCGGCGCGCATGACCTCCAGCGACCTGCGCCTCACGATCAACATCGGCACGCAGCGCATCGCCGGCCGCGGCATGCACAAGAAGTGGAAGGATGGCAGCCAGGGCGTGAAGCTGCACCGCTGCCCGAGCTGCGCGCACGAGCAGAATCTGGAGGAGAGTTTCCCGCAGTGCCTGCGCGTCGCCCTCAGCGGCACGCCGCGCACCGACGATCCCCACCTCACGCTCACCGCCGAGTTCAAGCGCGCCGACGATGGCCCGGTGCTCGCCACGCACGATCCCGCGCACCGCTACTATTACGCCTGCGTGAAGTGTGGCACCGAGCTGGACCGCTCGCGCCAGGGTTTCCGCTGGCACCACCGCAAGCCCGAGCAGCGCCGCCTGGAGAACACCTCCTATCGCATCTCCCAGCTCGGCATCCCCGCGATCGACGCCTCGCAGATCGTCGCCCACTGGGCCAAGGCCGTGGTCGATCCGGACCAGATGATCACCTTCAACTGCGACCGCCGTGCCATGCCGGAGAGCACGGAGCAGAAGATCAGCGCATCCGTCCTCGATCGCGCCCGCAAGGTCGAGGTCTACGACATGGCGCCCCGCGCCCGCGAGGGGGCCAAGGTCTTCGCCGGCCTCGATACCGGCCGCCGCTGCTGGTTCTTCTCCCGCGATGTCGCCCGGCCCGACGACAAGCGCGTGCTGCACCTGGAGCAGATCGCCCTCGGCAACACCCTGGAGCGCGTCACCCAGCTGCACGCCCTGCTCGGCGTGGCCTGCCTGTTCATCGACCAAGGCCCGGAGACCGATCTCGCCCGCACGCTCGCCCTGCGCCTCAACGGCCTGGAGGATGTCACCACCTGGCCAAAGGTGCCGGAGAAGGCCGACGCCACGATCAGCTTCCCCGGCGGTCTGCGTTGGAACGGGCCGGCCGGTCGCTGGGAGGGCCTGCGCTGTGCCGTCGTGTCCTTCACCCGCAAGAAGCGCGGCGCCGGCATCGTCCAGGGCTTCGACCAGTTCGAGAAGGCCAACCGCAACGTCTTCGTGCCCCTGATCGAGGCCAACCGGTTCGAGACCATCGACCGCGTCGTCCGCGAATTCCTCACCCCCCTGGAGAACGTCGCCGAGGTCATCGAGATCGAGAAAGGCCGCACCTACATCCGCACCGAGCCCGCCCTGCGCCTGCCCCGCCGGGGCAACGGCTCGCCCAAGATCCTCGACGTGCTCGATGAGCACCTGCTCGTCGGCTCCGAGCGCGAGGAGGAAAGCGGCGACTACGTGGACAAGTGCGAAAACCACTTCCTCCTGGCCGACGCCTACAGCGCCCTGGCCGAGACCATCGGCGGCAGCGCCAAGGCCGGCAAGGCCGGCGCTTCCCGCATCCCCCGCCAGTCCGAGACCGCTGATTCCGGCCGCGGCCGCAAATGGAGCGACTTCTGATGCCCAACACCGCCAATCCTAGCCCACTGGGCGGCTTTGTAGCACCCATGACCCCAGCGACCCCCCTTCCGGGCCACCTGGAAGGTTTGCAACGGCTTTGCAAGGCATGCCTGACGACGGTCAGGACATGCACCGGGCCGGTAGCAGCCGGCAACGGTGCCGCGGTAACCATGGGAGCATCCCTCTAATGGCCAAAACCACCCCCCAGTCCAAGGTCGGCGCCGAGCGCGCCCGGATCTTCAAGCAGTCCTACGCCAACCCCATCTCGGGGCTCACGCCGGCCCGCCTGGTCAGCTACCTCAACGCCTTCAGCCGCGGCGAACTGCGCCAGGCCGTCCTCCTGTGGCAGCAGATGATCGACCGCGACGACCAGATCGGCCCGTGCGTCGACAAGCGCGCCCGCGCCGTCACCTCCCTCAAATGGGAGATCCTCCCCGTCGACGACTCACCCGAGGCCGCCAAGCACAAGGCCGCCCTGGAGCACTTCTACAACAATCTCACGGCCTTCGACGGCCTCAACGAGATGGAGCGCGGCGGCGTCCGCCAACTCCTGAAGCAGATGATGACCGCGGTCGGCATGCGCTACGCCATGCATGAGATCATCTGGCAGCCCGGTGCGGCCGGCGGACTCACCGCCGAGTTCAAGTTCCTCCCGCTCCAGTTTTTCGAGAACACCACCGGCCGCCTCCGCTACTTGGAGACCGATACCGCCGTCTACGGCCGCGACCTCGACGAGATCTTCGGCCCCGGCGGTTGGATGTGCAATGCCGGCCGCGGCCTGATGGTCGCCAGCTCCGTCGCCTACCTCTTCAAGGTCCCCGCCGGCCTCAAGGCCTGGGTGAGCTTCATGGAAAAGTTCGGCCAGCCCCCGATCCATGCCACGACCAGCGCCACCCAGGGCACCGCCGAGTGGGACCGGGTCGTCGACGCCGTCAGCGGCTACGGCGAGGATCTCGGCCTCGTCACCGACGACGGCACCAAGATCCAGGCGCTCACCATGCCCAACGGCGGCCAGGCCCCGCATCCGGCCCTCGTCGAGCGCCAGGACCGCGCCATCTCGCGCCTCTGGATGGGCGGCGACCTCGCCACGATGAGCGCCACCGGCCCCAGCGGCACCGGCTCCAACCCGCAGACCGACGACCTCGACAAGATCCAGGGCGACGATGCCGGCATGCTCACCGATGCCCTGCAGAGCTACGTCGACCCGCAAGTCATCCGCATGCTCTTCGGCGAGGGCGTGGATCCGCTCGCCTATTTCCAGCTCGTCGTGCCGAAGAAGAAGAGCACCGACGAGTCCGCCAAGAAGATCGACACCGCCGCGAAATACAAGGTGCCGCTCTCCGTCGCCTACGTCCGCCAGGAGCTGAACCTCCCCGAGCCGAAGAAAGGCGAGGAACTTATCACGGTCGCTGCTGAGCCGGCTCCCGTGAATCCGTTTGTGCGCACGGCGAATGAGAAGCCGGCATCCGATCTCGCCAAGGCGGCCGCCTTCAAGGCCACCGCCATCGAGCGCCTCACCTCTGCGCAGCGCGCCTCGCTCGTGCCCCTGGTCACGCGCCTGGAGCGCATCGCCGGCCTGCCCGATGCCGAGTTCGATGCCGCGCTCAAGCAGCTGCAGGCCGAGCTGCCCCAGCTCTACCGCACCATTCTCTCCGATTCCGCCGTCGCCGACGCCTGGGAGGAAATCTTCGGCGCCGCCCTCGTCTCCGGCGCCGCCACGGCCGCTGAGTCTCAAATCTCAAATCCAAAATCTTAGATCCCGATGAAATCCTTTTTCCGCCCCCTATTCCTCCAACCGCGTGCTAAGCTATACGCGGCCATCAACGTCGCGCCGGTCGCGCCGGCCAGCCACGTCTCCGCCATCAACGTCGCCTTCGATCCGAAGGTTGAATGGAGCACGCTCAAATACGGCGTCTATCCGAATGCCGTCGGGCTGCAGGTCTTCGACCGCGAGGCCGCCGAGGCGATCGTGAAGACGTTCAACTCCCGGCTGGATCGCCTCGCTGATGCCTTTCGCGGCCTGCCCGGCTACGTCGGCCACCCCGACGATCCCGCCTGGGCGAAGCAGAATCCGCAAGTCCGCGCCGAGGCCGTTGCTCGCATCCGCGAGATGCGGGTCGGCGAGAAAGGCCTGGAGTTCCGCACCGCCTTTAACGACGAGGGCAAGCGCCTGGTCCTTGGCGACGCCCCCGCATTCGAGGCCTACAGCCCCAACTGGGGCATGGTCGAGACGACCTACAAGGGCCGCAAGGCCTTCCGCCCGGTGGAGCTCTACTCCATCGGCTTCACCAACCAGCCCAACATCCCCGGCACTTTAATCGGGCTTAACGAAGCCCTCCCTCCCGAAACCAAAAACTCAGATCCCATGAATAAGAAACTGATCGAACTCCTCGCGCTCCTCGGCATCACGCTGGGCGCCGATGCCACGGACGCCCAGGCGACCACGGCCATCAACGAAGCCCTGCCCAAGGTCCAGTCGGCCCTTGCGGACCAGGGGAAACTCGCCACCGCCGTCAACGAGGTCAGCACGGTCAAGGCCCAGCTCACTGCCGCCCAGGGCCAGGTGACCACCGCCGTCAACGAGGCCTCCAACGTGCGCACGTCGCTCGCCACCGAGCGCGCCGCCCGCGCCGGCCTGGTTATCACCACGGCCATCAACGAAGGCCGGCTCACCGAGGCTGGCCGCGCCGAGTGGCTCGGCAAGTTCACTGCCCAGGGCGCGAGCTTCGACACTGTCGCCGCCGACCTCGGCAAGCTCACCAAGGCCGTGAACACGAAGTCGAAGACCGACATCGGCGCCCGCCGCGGCCAGCCGGTCTCGCCCGAGGCCAAGCAGCGCATCAACGCGATCAACGAGGCCATCCAGGCCAAGATGACCACGGCCAAGTGCGACCGCACCACGGCCTACATCGCGCTCCAGTCCGAAAAGCCGGAGCTGTTCCCCAACGACAAGAGCTAAGCGTCCAACGCTCTCTCTCCCGCATCGAATCTCCACCCGTCAACTCATCCTCAATCCATCCAGTCATGAAATCGTTCTTCATCTCCCTTCTTGTCGCACTCGCCGTGCTCGCGGGCCTCTACCATGCCCCCGAAGCCACGCTGAGCGTGCTTACCGTCTGCGCCGTCATCGGTGCCACGGTTTACGTCGTCGCCAACATCAGCCGGCAATCCCGCCGCAATGCGCTCTTCCCCGCCATCAATACGGCCCCCGCCAACTGGGGCACGCATGCCGGCGGCAAGATCACCATGCTGGCCGATGCCGCCATCACCACGCGCTACAAGCTCGTGAAGAAAGGCACCGACGCCAATCACATTGCCATTCCCACCGCCGTCTCCGATGAGCCCATCGGCATCTGCATCGACGAGCCCGCCGCCGCGGAAGATCCCGTCACCGTCATCATGCTCGGCGCCCACGATGGCACCGTGCCCATGGTCGCCGGTGGCAATATCACCGACGGCGCAGCCCTCTATATGGACGCCGACGGTGACGTCGTCGTTAAGCCCACGGCCGCCGGCACCTACTGGTTTGTCGGCAATGCTCGCGGCGCTTGGTCGGCGGGCGAAGTCGTCGAGGTCATCCCCTCGATCCCCGAGAAGCTCACCATCCAGGCCGCGCTCACCAGCACCAACGGCTACAGCGCCACGTCCGCGCCCGATGCGCTCACCAGCACCAACGGCGCCCTCGCTGCTGTCACGCTCGCGGCCGAGACTTCGACCAACGGCACGGCCGCCGCGGCCGCCGCGGATCTCGCCGCCCTCGCGGCCGAGACGGAGAAGATCGGCGACGACACCCGCGATGTCCGCGCCAAGTTCGCTACGGCGATCACCGAAATGGAGAAAGCCTCCGACGACATCCGCCTCCTGCATGCGAAATACACGCTGCTGGTCGCCGAGGTCGAGAAGATCGGCGACGACGCCCGCCTCACCGCCGCCAGCCTCGCCGCCGCCAAGGCCGGCGTCGCCCTCGCGACGACCTAACCCCCCACCGCTCCACCACCACTACCATCAATCACTCAGCTCTTATCAAAATGAAATCCATTCATCTCTCCAACGGCGATGTCGCGCTCGCGCGCGGCGGCCGCGTCACCAAGGCCGCCATGCTGGCCGCCAGCATGTTCATGGGCCTCGCGCCCCTGGCCGAGGATCAAGGCGAGGGCCGCAACCCTCACGGCGTCATCTGCGCCGCCAACGAGTCGCGCTTCACTTCCGCCCACTATTCCGAGCCCCTCACCGGCCTCACCGTCGGCTGGAAGGATCCCGAGAAGGTCGACGAGGTCTTGCAGCGCCTCTTCCCCGAAATCCCGGTCGCCCGGCGTTTCGAGTTCAAGAAGGCCACCAACGCCCAGGCTTTCCTCTCCGAGGTCGATGACATCCGCGCCATCGGCGACTCGTTCAAGCGGGTCGAATACTCCGGCACCACGGCCAACGAGAGCACCAAGAACAAGGGCCTCACCGTCCGCATCGACCACGACCAGTGTGACGATGTGCAGGTCGAGATCGCGGTGGCGATCGAGCGCCTCCAGTCCCGCCTGGCGCGCAACGATCTGCGCCGCGGCATCACGCTCCTCGAGGCCAACGACACCACGGCCGGCGCGATCTTCTCCGCCACCACCAACCCCGACGGTCTGGTGCGCGCCGCCCTCAAGGCCAGCGCCGACATCACGGGTGTGCGCCCCAACGTCGTGATCTACGGCGAAGCCGCCTGGGATCTGCGCCTCGACGCCTACGAGGATCCGGCGCGCGTGCAGCCCACCAACCGCGCCGACAAGACCATGGAAGAGCTGGCCCGCTACTTCATGGTCGACCAGGTCGAGGTCGTGAAGGCCCGCTACCAGTCCACCGCCACGGCGAAGGGCCTGATCGTGCCCTCGACGGTCTACGCCTACAGCGCCTATCCGGGCATCAGCAAGGACGACCCGAGCGCGGTCAAGCGCTTCACCTCGAAGTCCCGCAACGGCCTCCGTTACGGCGTCTACGTGGTCGAGCACGAGAAGTTCACCGATGTCTCGGTCGAGATGTATTCCAACATCGTCGCCACCGGCCTCGGCATCGTCACCCGCACGATCACCGCCAGCTAATCGAGCCCAGGTGTTTTCTTCGAGCCCCGGCCACCCGCCGGCCGGGGCTTTTTAGAAACCTCCGGCACATGAAACTGACTTCTGTCCTTTGACCTCCGTCCTCTGATGAGCTACATCACCCTCGTCGAATCCGATCTCGCCTCCGGCCTCACCGGCCCGGAGCTGACCGCCGTCAAGACGGCCGCGCTCGTCGCCGGCCAGACTGGCGTCGTGCAGGAAATCCTCGACCAGGTCACGACCGAGGTCCGCGCTCGCGTCGCCGCCTGCGCGAAGAACGTCCTGGGCGAGGCCGGCACCATCCCCGATGAGTGCGAGTCCGCCGCCATCGACATCGCGATCTACCGGATCTGCAAACGCATCCCCGGCCGCGTGGTGCTCACCGCCGAGCGCAGCGACGCCAATGCCAACGCCATCGCCTTCCTGCGCGATGTCGCCCGTTGCGATGTGGCGATCGTGCCGCCGACCACCGCCGCCCCTGGCGACGAGCAGGCCGGCGGCGCCGCGATCGAGAACGTCTCCACCACCACCAAGCGCTACGGCCGCGACAAGCTCTCCGGCCTCTGATCGATGCACTCTTTGGAAATATTTACCCGTGCATCGATCACCCTGAGCAAGGCCCGCATGGGCCGCGTCGAATGGGTGCACCTCTGAAATGAACTTCCGCGCTCCAGTTCCCTTCAAAGAGGCCCTCGATTCGCAGGCCGCCCGCACGCTGCTGCCCACGGATCTCCGCACCACGCTCCTCCGCGAGATCGATCCCGAGCTGCGCCGCCGCTCCGTCTTAACCGCCGGCGGCACCCACGCCGGCCACCTGCAGCAGCTCAACGACAGCGTGCAGGCCATCCTCACCGGCACCACCGATCGCGCCAAGCAGCGCGGCATCCTGCGCGACCTGGTCAACTCCCTCGGCTATCGCCCCGCGGAAGGCGAGGAGGGCACGCTCACCGATTTCAGCGACGAGAAGCGCATCAACCTCCAGCTCGATACCAACGTGCAGATGATGCAGTCCATCGGCCGCACCCTCCAGGGCGACACTCCCGCGGTGCGCGACCAGTATCCCGCCTGGGAACTCGTCCGCTTCTTCGGCCCGGCCGATCTCGAAAAGCAGCGCAACTGGCCCGCGCGCTGGACCAAGGCCGGAGGGGAATTTTTTGACGGCCGCATGATCGCGCGCAAAGACGCCGAGGTCTGGCAAATGCTCGGCAGCACCGAGCTTTTCGACGACGGCCTCGACAACCCCTATGCGCCCTTTGCCTTCAACTCCGGCATGGACCGCATCGCCATCGATCGCGACGAGGCCATGCGCCTCGGCATCATCGGCCGCGACGAGCAGGTCGCCCCCGCCAACCTCGCGATGAACGACGGCCTGCAGACCCCCGGCAAGATCACTGCCGAGGACTTGCAAGCCGCCATCATCGAGGATCTCCGCAACAAAGGCATCCAGGCCCAGATCGTCGACGGCGTCCTCAAATATATCGGAGGAATGAACTGATGAATCTTTCTCGTTCCTCGTTCTCTTTCTCATTCTCGGGCCTGCCCTCTTGCCTCTGTCGTCTGTTCTCCGCGCCCTCCGCGTCCTCCGCGTTTAAAAAGGATTGTCCGCGATGAGCGCCTCCATCGATCTCCGCTTCCAGGACCACGCCAGCGAAGGCGTCCGCGCCCTCGCGGCCACTCTCGATCCCGCCGTCGTCAACGAGGTCGTCGGCGAGGCCGCGGCCACGGTCTATCAGCAGCACTTCATCGCCCGCGAAAAATCCCACTCGCCGAACTCCCACTACTACGGCAAGGCCGCCAAGGCTACTGGCTACCAGGTCGTGCCCGGTGGCGTGCTCATCTCCATCGCGCATGTCGGCATCGCGCTGCACTTCTTCGGCGGCACGGTGAAGGCCGGCAAGGGCATCTCCCGCGCCACGGGCCGGCCCACCAAATACCTCACCATCCCCGCCCGCGACGAGGCGAAGGGCCGCACCGCCGCCGACTTCGACAGCCTCATCATCCTCTGGGGCCGCAACGGTCCCTACGCCCTGGCCAAGACCGTGCGCACCCAGCTCTCCGTCAAGCGCAACAAAAACACCGGCGCCGTCACGGTCGGCAGCCGTGGCGTGCAGGGCGGCGAAGTCCTCTTCTGGCTGAAGAAGGAAATCACGGTGCAGAAGGATCCCACGGTCCTGCCCGAGCCCGCCATCGTCACCCGCGCCGCCTCCCGCGCCATCCTCAGCCTGGCCGAGCGCACCTGGCAGCGCTCGACCCCCACGCGCGGCAGAACACTGGACCAAAACTGACCATGGACCGCACCGAACAGGAACAGGCCGACATCAAGACCGTGCTCGATCTCGATGCACTCTTCGCGACTGTCACCGTCGATCTCGAAGACAAGGGCGACATCGAGAGCGAGATCGATAAAGGCCTCGGCACGCTCAACACCAAGGCCGGCAAGATGGGCGCCTATGCGCTCGTCCTCGAGCCCGAGGAGACGCCCACCAATCCCGATACACCCAGCCCGGAGCTCCGGATCCAGTTCGGCGTGCAGGTCTTCGAGACTCAGCTCTTCAACAACGGCGCCGATGGCACCGGAAAGAGCGTGTTCCAGCTCACCCGCCGCATCCGCCAGCTCCTGCATCGCCGCTCCCTCGGCCGCGGTGTGCTGGTCTGGAAGAGCACCAGCCCCGCGCCGCAGTCCGATCCCAGCCGCCGCTCCCGCGTCGTCACCTTCGAGCGCCTCGACCAGGAAGATGCCGATGTCCGCGTCGGCACTCCGCTCATCGATCCCGATGAAGGCGCCGCCGGCGCCTCGATCACGCTCACCTGCGCCACTTCCGGCGCCGCGATCTATTACACGACCGACGGCAGCTATCCCTGCAGCACGAATGCCGAGGCCACGCTCTACGCCGCGCCCTTCGCCGCCGTCGCCGGCACGCTGAAAGCCGCCGCCGAGAAATCCGGCCTCCAACCCAGCAGCGTCGCCGAAGCTGAATTTTCCTGATCCGCGCTCTCTGCGCTCTCCGCGTTTAAACTCCGAAACTAAACTCCCGCACATCCCATGAACCTCGCTTCCCTCCTCGACGGCCCGGCCAACGTCACCCACCTCGGCCAGGACTTCCATTTCCGCGGCGGCCTCAACCTCACGCCCATCGCCGACCTCTTCCCCATCGAGTCCGACATCCACGATGCGCTCGTGCAGCTCGGCCTGGACAACACCGTCGCCCTCACCGGCACCCCCATCGGCAAGTGGACGGCCGCGCAGATCGCCGCCCTCTACCGCACCGCCGCCCTGCGCAAGGGCGAGATCATCACTCCGCGCTACGACATCACCGCCATCGATTCCGGCACCGATGTCGTCACCTACATCGGCCGCGCCACGCCGCGCACCGGCTGCCCCATGCGCATGATCGCCGCCCCCGACGCCACCATGCCGGCCGTGAGCGCCGGCAGCCTCGCCGGCCTCATCTACCTCAGCGCCACCGGCAAGTTCTACACCACGCAGGCCCACGCCGTGGCCGATGCCGGCGCCAGCCTCATCAACTTCTCCGACGACGGCACGGGCGACATCTTCCTCATCGAGCAGGAGCCGCTCGTGATCGACGCCATCACGGTCAACCGCCGCATCACCTTCCACAACGCGGCTGTGGTCGTGCCGCCGCCCGCGATCATGAGCGCCATCGCCACCATGCTCGGCCAGGTGGCCTTCGGCTGCTTCCGCAAGGAAGGCGCCGCCCTGGCCGATGCCAACAGCCTCTACACGATCGAGAAGGTCGCCCTCTCCGACACGCTGCCCGATCCGGCCGACATCCCCACGCAGGCCTGCGCCTGCGTCTTCGGCGCGGCCCCCTTTGCCAGCTTCAAGAGCCGCGGCCCCGTCACGATCACGCCCACGCTCTCCACGACCCCCATCACCAACGACGAGATCGGCACGCTCGGCCTGCAGGTGGCCGGCCGCGGGATCTCCGCGCAGCTCTCCCCCGAGGGCTTCAGCCACGCGCAGCTGCTCGATCTCCTCGGCATGCAGGGCGGCACGATCGCCCGCGGCAAGAGCAAGGTCCGCGGCGACCTCGTTGTCTCCGGCACCGGCGTGCACTGCACCCTCTACAACGGCGCGCCCCGCCAGCTCCCGCAGACCTTCCAGACCACCGGCCCGCTCGCCGGCCAGCTGGAAATCGTCGGCAGCCAGAACGACGACGGCGACCTGTTTCGTTTCGCCACCGCCGCCCCGTAAGCCGGTTCTCTCCGCGTCCTCTGCGTCCTCCGCGTTTAAAAACTGATCACAACTTGTGTCACAATACCTCCAATATAAGCCGGGCGACCGGCCCGGACTTACACCGGCCCCACAGCAGTGGGGAACGGTGCGGCTCGCCGGCTGACCTGCCATGCAATACCTCCAATACGGCAGCTCGATCCTCGCCAGCGATTCGTTGGCCGTCGGCCGCGTGCCCGTCGGCGCCCGCTACCAGGGCGAGACGTTTATTGATGCCTGGTTACCATTCCGAGCCGATTACTCCACGGTCTACGGCAAGGGCCGCGGCCCGCGGGAGTATTCCGTCACGGTGCAGCGCTTCTTCAGCACCATCGCCGCGGCCAAGGCCTTCGCTCTCTCGCATGAGGACACGCTGCCCGTGCAGGATGATCTCACCTGGGCCGACGACACCGCCGGCGTCGCCTATACCATGGCCGACGCCGTGTGCTCGGCCCGCATCGTCCAGCAGATCGGTGTCAGCATCATCGTTGAATACACCTTCACCGGCGGACGCTTTGAGTCCGACGATGTCCCCGGCAGCCTTGAGGAAACCGATACCTTGAAAACCTACGAATACGCGCTCGCCATCAACGATGAAGCCAAGGCCGTCGTCTTCACCACACCGTTTGCCACCACCCCGAAGTTTGTTCGGGGCGAGATCACCGGCCCTGCCTCAACCGACGCCGGTGTAGCCATTGACGCCAAGCCCATCAACTCCACGCGCACGGCTGAAGGTGTCACCTTCGAGTTCACGCAGAAGATCCCGGCCACCGGCTACAGCCTTCTGGTGCTCGCCTCCCTCTAACTCCGTTCCCTCCTGTGAAAATCCAAAAGCATCTTTTTCTTTTCGTGTCATTCGTGTGTTTCGTGGGCACCTGCCTTGCGGTTATCCCCGTCTCCACCTCCCAGCAGCAGATCACCGATCGCCTCAACCTCGCCGCGATCAGCGATCCCGCCAGCCCCGCCGCCGGCGACCTCTGGCTGTCGTCCACCACCGCCGACACCCTCAAATACCGCTCCGGCGGCACCACCTACACCCTCGCCACCACGGCCGCACTCGCCGCCGGCTACCAGCCCCTCGACAGCGACCTTACCAGCATCGCGGCCCTCACCACTACCAGCTTCGGCCGCGCCCTTCTCGCCCTGGCCGACGAAGCCGCGCTCAAAGCCTACGTTAACCTGGAGATCGGCACCGACGTGCAGGCCTACGACGCCGACCTCACCACCTATGCCGGCATCACCCCCAGCGCCAACATCCAGAGCCTGCTCGGCTCCGCCGACTACGCCGCCGCCCGCACCAACCTCGGCCTCGCCATCGGGACCAACATCCAAGCCTACGACGCCGCGCTCGCCGCGCTCGCCGCCGGCAGCGACTTCGTGCAGTTCACCGGCCCGACCACGAGCACCAAGATCTTCACGCTCCCCGACGCCAGCTCCACACTCCTCTACAGCGGCGGCGCCCTCGGCACGCCGAGCAGTGGCACCCTCACCAACGCCACCGGCCTGCCCGTTGCATCAGGCATCTCCGGCCTCGGCACTGGCATTGCAACCGCCCTCGCCGTCAACACCGGCAGCGCCGGCGCGCCCGTGCTTTTCAACGGCGATGCCGGCACGCCCTCCGCCCTCGTCGGCACCAACATCAGCGGCACGGCCGCCAGCCTTACCGCCGGCACCGTGACCACCAACGCCAACCTCACCGGCGACGTCACCAGCACCGGCAACGCCACCACGGTCGTCGCCATCAACGGCACCAACCTCGCCGGTCTTGCCACCGGTCTGCTCAAGAACACGACGTCGACCGGCGTCCCCAGCATCGCCAGCGCCGGCACTGATTACTATGCGCCGGGCGGCACCGATGTCTCGCTCGCCGATGGGGGCACCGGCGCCAGCCTCACCGATCCCGCCGCCGACCGCATTTTGTTTTGGGATGATTCCGCCGGCGCGGCCACCTGGCTGGCCCCCGGCAACAGCATCGCGATCACCACCACCACGCTCGATACGGTGCAGGATCTGCGCACTACGGGCACACCTACCTTTGCCACCTTGATTCTTTCGACAGCCTCAGTTGGCAACTTATTTCAGGCGTCTTCTAGTGCACAGGGGAGCTACCTGCTGTCCAGCGTAGATAGCAACGGCAGAATCTTTCTCAGTGTTTATGGAGACCATACCGGCGCCAACGGCGGCGCCTATTTCACCGCGAACGGCAAGCAAGAGAGCTACTTCAATGTCGTCACCCGATCAAATCCAACGAACTCACAATATATGAGGTTTGGGAATAGCAATTCGTCGGGCGGGATCTTCGTAATTCAAGCGCTCAATGATCCAGCAAATACCGTCCTGCGCACCCCATTTTCGATCAGCAATACCGCACCGTCTGGCTCGCTCAGCATCGGCGCTGCAGGTAACATAAGCTCAGTGGCCCCTGATGCCTCAACCAGCAAGGCCACCGGCGCTTTTATCTTGTCAGCGGCTGGCGCCGGCCTCGGCGTCGACGGCCAGGTCAGCGCCAACGTGGTGAAGACCACCGGCGGCAGCAGCACCGCCTACGCCAACCTCGCCGGCCCCCTCTACCAATCCACCACCGCCGCCGGCAACATCACCACCGGCGTCGACGACCTCATCACCCAGGCCATCGCCGCCAACACCCTCGCGACCACCGGTGACCGCCTGCGCATCACCGCCCTCGTCTCCCTCGCCGGCAACGTCAACAGCAAGGAGGTGATCGCACTCTACGGCGCCACCACCTGCTACGACACGACGGCTCTCCTGCTCAATGGCGGCACGATCTGGATCGAGGTCATCGTCACGCGCACCGGCGCGGCCACCCAGAACATCGAGGCCCGCGTCAACAGCTCCAACTCGACGCTCGCCAGCACCGCCAACTTCACCACCGCGGCCGAGACGCTCAGCGGCTCCGTCACCTTCAAGCTCACCGGCGAAGCCGTCTCCACCGACGACATCATTCAAAGAAGTCTGCTGGTAGAGTATCTACCAGCACCCTGAGCCTGTCGAAGGGCAGCGCTCAACGCATTTTTCAACTCCATCCTCCCATGAAAACCCGCCTCCTCATTCTCTCCGCGCTCTTCGCGTTCTCCGCGTTTAACTGCCTTGGTCAGGTCCAGATCGACTCCCTGACGCAGATCAAGCTCGACGGCCAATCCGCCGGCGACCTCGCCACCGCGATCGTGCAGCACCCCGCCAAGCGCAACGCCATCCTCGACGCCCTCGAAGCCCGCGAGCTCGCTGCCCAGGCCGAGATCCAGCGCCTACAGGCCACGCTCCAAGCCGCCACCCAAGCCAAGGACTCTGAAATCTCGAATCTCAAATCCGAGATCACGGCCCTGAGCGAAGCGAAGACCGCCGCCGAGGCCCGCCTCGCCGCCCTCGTGCCCCTGCTCGACATCGTCGAAGCCACCGCGCTCCCCGCCGAGCACAAAGCCGCGCTCCGCGCCGCCCGCAAGAGCGAGGCCCAGCGCAAACGCGAAGCCCTCCAGTCCCAGCGCGCCGCCCTCGACGCCGAACTCGCCAAGCTCATCCCGTAGGGGCGTCGCTTGACGACGCCCGCCTCCGATGCCCTCCCCCCTCACATTTGCCGCTGTTTCGACGCGATCGGCTCGTGCCGAAGGACACGAGCGCGTCGAGAACTGCGGACAAACACCGGGCCGGCAGCAGCCGGCAACGGTGACCGCCGCCCAACTCCGCCAGGAATCCCTGGCGATGTTTTGCCGCGCCTACGTGCTCTGCCTCGGCGCCGGCTACAACATCCCCACGCACGACTCCCTGACCAAGTGGGGCAGCTTCGCCCGCGCCACGCTTGCCGGCCTCGGAATCGCCACCTGGAAGGCTTTCTTCGACTGCGACAAGTTCAGCCTCTTCTTCAAGGTCATTGCCGCGGTCATGCACTACGCCGCCTGGGTGGTCGGCCGCGCCACGGCCACGGATGTCGCGGTCGGCGTGCTCATCTACAACGTCGCCGGCGACGCCGCCCGCTGCCACATGATCAACGTCGTCCGCACCGAGCGCGGCATCGAGCCCTACGAGCCCCAGCAATGCCGCGCCCTCGACCTCACCGAGATCGAGCGCAACAGCGCCACCTTCCTCCTCTGGTGAACAAACTCGTTCTCATTCTCCTAATCGTTCTCGTTCTCTCGGCCGCCGGGTGCGCCACGCGTCCCACTGTTCCGCAGTTCGACTATGTGCAGTCGGCCACTGTCCACCGTTCACCGTCCACCGGCAACTGAACCATGGCCAACCAGCTCAGCCTCGAAATCCTGATCAAGACGATCGCCGACTCCCGCGGCATCACCACGACGGAGGCTGACATCAAGAGCCTGGCCGCCTCGATGCAGCAAGCCGCCGCCGCCGGCAAGCCCCTGGAGACCTCGGCCGATTCCATCGCCACCGCCCTCACCAAGACAGCCAAGGCCACCACCGAGAGCGGCGACGCCGCCAACGAAGCCCAGCAGGATCAAGCCAAGCTCGCCCTGCACTACCTCACCGGCGCCAAGGCCGGCGACACTGCGGCCGCCTCCACCAAGGCCCTCGGCGGCGAGCTCCGCCACCTCCAGCAAGCCGGCACCGGGGCCAATCAGGTGATGCAGGGCCTGAGCCAAGGCGGTTTGATGGGCATCACCCAAGCGGCCCGTGGTGCCATCACGGTTTTCAAGTCGCTCAGTATCTCGATCGGTGGCGCGGTTTTTCTTGGCGCTGTCGCCGCCGCCGGCGCCGCTTTGGTCGCGCTCAGAAAGATCGCCGCCGACAATGAGGCCGACATGAAGAAGATGTGGGATGCCTCCATCGCAGCCAGCAAGACCTATCAGAGCGCTGTCGCCGAGGTTACCGCCTCAGTCAATGCCGGCATCGAATCGCAGAGCCGCCGCATCGACACACTCACCACCGATTATGCCGAGCTGATCACCGCCATGGACAAGGCCGAAGCCCGCGCCAAGGCGATCACCGCCGCCAGAAAAGAGCTCGCGCTCGCTCAGGCCAGCACCCCGGAAGAGAAATCAGCCGTCGAGGCGAGTTTTTCCGGCGCCGCCAACGAGAGCGATGTGCTCAATGCCAAGCTCCGGGAAGAAGCGGCAAACAAGGCTTTCCAGGGTGCGAAGGCCGAGGCCGATAGCGCTGCGGCCAACACCCGCGAGCGGCAGGCCAAGTTCGACGCAGCCAAACAGACCGCCGCCAACCTTATGGAAAAGACCGGCGCCTCGCCAGAGACCCTGCAGGCGCAGGCCCGTGCGCGAGCGCTAGGTAAAGGCGTGGAGGAGGCAAAAGCTTTCGAGCAGACAGCCGCCGCCAAGCTCGATCCCCTGGCCAAAGCCGCGGAGGAACAACGCGAGCGCGCCTCGCTCGTCAAGGAGATCGCACCGATCCGCTCGCAGACCCTCGCCGTTGAATCCGCCAAGCCCTCCAGTCCATCACGTCCATCAGCGCCGGCCGCGGCCGCGAATGCCGCGCCGAAGTTCGACGCCGCCGGCGCCCGCACCCGCGCCGGTGAGGTCGGCAGCCGTTACGACGAACTGGCCGGGAAGCTCAAGGGGACTTCCGACAACGGCGAAGCCAACAAGATTGCCGCCGAGATGACCAAGCTGAATACCGAGCGCGCCGTGCTCTACAAAGGCATCGGCGACAGCATCGCCGCCGAGCGCAAAGCCGCCGATACGCTGAAAAAGCAGATGAAGAACTCCCGCGAAGGCGGCGGCGGTTGATCCACCGTCGACCGTCCACCGTCGACCGTCCATGAGCACCTTCTACATCTCCCACAACGGCGGCGCCTCCACCCCCCTCCTCACGCCCAACATCATCGCGGCCGTCATCAACCGCTACAACCTCGATGTGGAGACGCTCACCCTCACCGTCGCCACCCCCGATCTCTACGCCGCCCCGATCTACGCCTACGGCGACACGATCCGCATCTACCGCGACGGCACCTGCATCTTCGTCGGCACCATCACCACGCTCCCCGCCACCGGCCGCGCCGGCGAGGAGCGCCGCACCTACGTCGCGTCATCCGCCTGGTGGAAGCTGCAGCGCATCATCTACCAGCAGCCCTATGTAAAGAAGAGCGAGGATTTCACCACCTTCCTCGGCTCCTACTCCACCAAAGTCGTGCTCGGCCAGGACAGCTGGGGCCGCAAGATCACCACCAACTACCAGATCACCGACATCGTCAGCTATGCCGCCGGCCACGGCAGCGGCCTCAGCCTCGGCGCCGCCCTCGCCACCCTCGTCACCCCGTATCTCCAGGAGGCCCGCGACATCACCTGCGCCGATGCCATCCGCCGCATGATCGCCCTCAGCCCCGACTGCGTCGGCTGGTGCGACTACTCCACCGGCAGCTGCCTCATGCGCCTCCAGCGCCGCGCCGCCCTCTCCACCCTCACGCTCGACCTCGCCGACAAGAACCTCGTCGAAGTCCTCTCCAACATCGGCCCGCGCAATGATCTCCTCATCCGCGGCGTGCTCTTCACCTACATCACCACCGCCGAGGATGCCGACGGCAAGACCTGGACCCGCGAGACCCGCGACACCGCCGGCGCCATCACCGGCGAAGGCGTGGTCGCCGCCACCATCGAGCTCGCCAACCAAGGCACCGCCCAGGCCGAGACCGTGCCCGCCGGCCTCGCCGCCGCCTTCTACGCCGCCCGCGGCACGCTCCAATGGCAGGGCAGCATCCGCCTCAAGCAGCGCGATTGCACCGGCGCGCTCCGCCCCGGCCTCGTGCTCAACCTCGCCAACGGCGCCACCGCCTGGGCCACGATGAACGCCACCGTGCAAGCCGTCACCGAGGATCTCCTCGCCGGCACCACCGACGCCGAGTTCGGCCCCCCCGAGCACCTCGGCCCGCAAGACTTCGTCGCCATCATGACCCCCTTCCGCGAGCGCAAGCCCGCCAGCGACTTTTCCGCCAAGCAGCACAACGGCACCGAAGGCATCGACGTCGAGGATCCCAGCGACGAATTCCCCACCGTCCCCGTCGCCCCCCCCGCCGAAGGCGAGGTCGATCCCCCCACGCCCACCCCCAGCGACGACAAAGCCCTCCCCCCGCAGCCCCCCGGCATGTTCTCGACGGTGGACATAGTCGGCTGCGTCGATGATGTGCCTGCTGTCTTCCGCGCCGTCGGCACCCGGATCAGCTGACCATGTTCGTCATCAAGAAATGCGGCTGCCCCTGCACCACCAGCTACAACCCCTGCGGGTGCGCGAGTTGCATCTCCGATATTACATGTCGAAAAAAAAACGCCACCGATACAATCGGCCCGCCAGACCCTGAAGATGGAGGCTATCACGACAACAGCGGCTGCCTGCCGCAAGGAGGATATAATTTCAGCGGCACCGTTCCATGGAGTTTTTGGACTGTCGATGTGTCCATCAACTGGACCTATTCCTCCGGGCAGTGGCATTTTAGCGGCAGCGTAGATCGGGGCACCGTCCCCGAGTTTATTGCGCCCTTTGAGCCCGAGATTTTTGGCAATGCCGCAAAAGAAAACGATATAGATGCGGGCGCATGCAGTCAGGCACCCACCGGAGCCGTCGTTTTCTTTAGCTCGGTCCATGAACCCGCCAACGGCGGCGGCACGGGAGGCTATGCCCCAGGCCCGATTGTAGAAACTCCCGAGGCGGCACTTGAGCCTTTGCTCGATGCCTTCGCCGAAGATCCCGCCCGGCCATGGACCGAGGATGTGGACTGCGGCATGGACACTTCTTCGCCAGATCTCGGGACAGGGGATTTCAGCTATCTGATAACCCAGCCACGGGCCAACCTAACGGGATTGACGGTCGATGCCGACTACCTGCTCACCTTTCACTACCAAAAATACGTCGGCGGCGAGTGGTTAGCGGTGTATGACTTGGAGGTCGAGTTCACTGCCGCTGCGGAGTCGGAGACAACCGACTGGATTCCGACGACCGCCCTTTATGCTTATCTCCCAGGGCAATTGCGCCTCGATCCCGCGTGCCCTGCCACGTTGGCGCTATTCGCATGA